AATTGAGGGGGTACTGGAGTTGCTGCCGTCGGCAAGTTCATACCACACGGATGCATTGTCATCGAACTGCAGTTCAAGTTTGCCTCGCGGCGTGTTCAGCCGATTGCGAATGACATCGACCGCACCAGTACCGGAGGTAAGAGGATTGCCCGTGATGTACGCAGTGCCCTCAACCGTTTGCTTGCGACCGGAACGATTGAAACTTTCGCCCTCGTACAGATTCTCAACGCTGAAACGCGACAGTTTCACGCCCTCTAAAGTGACGGCTGCTTGTCCGGGTGCGGTATATCGAAGTTTCATGATGTCGCCAATCTGGTTCGCTTGCCCACGACAGAACCCGCATTCAGACCTGACGAGAGTTTGCTCAAGGTGTCCTTGGCCCACTGATTCGCGTCGGCCTTCTTGTCCTCACCCTTTCTCATCAACTCGGCAATGTCCTTAGCGGTCTGGCCGACAGTTTCGACATGTTGGCCGATGTGACCCAATCCATCAGCCATCGTCGTAAGTGTGCCAGAGAACACGCCACCAACATCAAGGTAACTAGGAATCTGAGCCGCCAGATTCGCCATCATTGACGCGATGACGGACAGGCCTTGTCCGACCGCGATATTGATGTCTCCCACGATGTCCAGCACGAACGAAACGAGATAGTTGAGCCCCTGAATGATCAATATGATGGCCTTCATAACAGGCACAATGGCGTTGATGATGATTGCTTTGATCAGCAACACGCCGGGCTGCAGCACATTCATGAACGATCGGGTTAGGGACGAAATGGTGGCATAAAGCGGCCCCATCACGCGAGCCTCTTTGATGTCTCGCTTCATTTCATCCAGCCGGTTGACTGCGCTCTCGCGGGCCATCATCGCACTTACACGAGCCAATTCAGTTACACGACTGTTGATGTTTCTGACGAACGAAACGATTGCAGTTGTTGCAACCGCTACGACACCAATGCCAACGGCGGCTGCGATCAGTGGACCCGCTGCCGCAGCACCACCCAACGCCGAAGCCGCCGTTCCGGTAGCCGCAATAGTTCCTCGCACACCACCGCCGCCGGTGATCGTGGTAATGACATCCTTGAGCGATCCGACCTTCTCGGCAACCACAGACAGTCTGCTGGAACTGTCCTGCATTCCCTTTCCCGCAGACTTGATGACTTCCGCTACTGGCGCAGCAACGGGCGCAGACTTCTGAATAGCCGCCTTCTGCTCCGACTCGGGAATGCGAACTTCGATAAAGCCAAGATCTTCAGCCATCGTCCATCAACCTTATGAAAGAACGGAATGATGCAGACGCAGACGCAAGTCCAGCCGCATCGTCATGTGAACCACTGTCTAGTCGAGTCCACACTTGGTTGCTGCTGCCCGTGTCCGGTTTCCATAGCCGCAGGGCATTTGCAGCATTCCTAGCCACCAAGAATGCACTCTTAGTGTCACTAAGCCTTTGCGTAGATGACTTGCCAAAGTCCTTCTCAACCTTGACAACAGCATGAACCTTGTATTCGATCGTTGAGACATTCAGACCCGTGTTGTCGGCTACAGCAGTCAGCGACATCAGTTCGATCTGCAGATTGGGCACTGCGGAATCCGACATCCTCAACTTGTCCACGAGAAACACCCGATTCTGCGCGAACGAAAGTTGCGTCGCGAGCCGTGTTCGAATGCTCGTAACAAATGCGTCAAGTGTGGTAGACGCGGTGATCATGGAATCACGGTATTACCGATGGTCGGAGAGCCAGACACGGGCAGTTCGATACCGTTGGCGAACGGAGCGAAGAACCGCTCGGTGTAGGTCAGGACATTGCTCGCGTAGTTATTCGTGATCGCGACCGTGGCGTAGTCACCGATTCGCCAGTCCGTGCTACCGCCGACGATCTGCAGCCATTGGCCGTTCGTGCCAGCCTGCGGAGGAACGAAGATAAATGCCGCGTCGAATGCCAGCACGCACGCCGATCCGCTGGCCTGTGTCGTGAGCCGCAAACCGCCGGATGTGGTCGGGGCGTAGTACGGCATGCGGAATGACTGCACGAAGAACTGCCATGAGGAAGTCAGGCCGCTCAGGCTGAGCGTATCGCCAACCACGCCAGCAGAGTCGATCAACTGCAATTCCGCCTCCGGCGTGATGCTGTGGGTTCCGCTCACCTTCTTCGCCCAGATTCCATAGATGATTCGCCTGTTTGGCCCGATGCCCGCCGGGGCACTGGCTTGCTCAATGGACGATGATCCGGCACCGACATCTGCCTGCAATGCACTTGTACCTCGGAATGCACCCGTACTCAACTGCGACAGATTCGCGGCACCGGTCAGAACATTCCATCCGTTAGGAACGCCACCAGCCCACGATTCAAACGAACCATTGTTGATCGTGTTCTGCGAGTCCACATAGTCGCTGCTTGCCAGCGTGAAGTTCGCACCGCTGCCACCCTGCCACAAGTTGCTGGTGACATCCGCATTCCGAAGGCCACCCGTGACTTGGAACACCTCTCGGCCCAAGGTCGATCCCGTAGTCGTGTCGCTAATGCACTCCACTCGGATCGTTTCGGTGCAACTCATCTGCGATGGAAGCGTGTGCAGCAGCAGCCGCCCATTTCCGACATTGCCGCCCGCATACGACACCGAACCTTGCGTGATCGTGTTCTGAAGTAGCGTCTGGCTCGCGGCTCGCATCTGGCGGTTTAGTTCCGTGATCGCGGGAATCACGCTCTTGGGAATGTTCGCGTTGTCCGCAGTCACCATCTCCGTTAGCGTCTTGACACCTCCGGCAATCGCACGCTGCACGCTTTGATCGCTAGTCCGATACAGGTTCAGGAAGTAGTCCAGAACCGGCGTGACCATGTACCGAGTGGATGCCGTATATTGACCGTCCAGACCCACGCCTGAGAATGAACCGCTACCCGTCACCCGGTCGATAAGGGCACTCCGGGCATCCACTTGGGCCTTCGCAATGCCCATGAGTTTTCCCAAACGGTCATAAAGGTCGGTCAGGTTGATGGCCATTTCTTGCTCCTCAGTTCCTCAAATGATGCCCGAATTCGCTCTTTGATTCCAGCGTTTTGACCTCTCAGGCTTTCAAAGAACGACAATCGACCTGCCGGATCAGTGAACGACAGCCCCACACCGTGCATGACTGGCAACGCTTTCCATGCACAAGCCGTGGTCAGATTCATCATCAGACCCAAGCCCACATCCGCCGGTAAGTCCCACGGGGTTGCGCCGTAGACAGCCGCAAAGACCGCTACGGCGCGAAATCGTTTCCCAAGGACTTGAGCATCAAACTGACGCGGCACCCGAGTGCATACAGTTCTTGATCGGTCAGAGTTTCGACCGCCGACGCGGGAATGATGGCGGTCTTTACCGCCGTCATCAGATCCTCGTTTGTGGTCTGATCGCTCTTGCCACTCAACTGCAGGCTCGACAGCATCATGAATGCGTCGACCCTTACCACCTTGTCGCCTACGCGAAAGTTCTGAATGTACTTCTCGTCTAGATTGTCGGGTTGAGAATCGGTCATCAGGTGATTGTATACATGGCCGAACCGATCGAATCCTGATCTACCATCGCCTCGGCCTTGAATGCCATACGCGTTGGCTTGTTTCCGAAGTCCTGTTGAGTCAGCCCGGTCAAGCGACATCGAAATACAGTGACGGTCTTTTGTCCGCCGCTGGTCGTGTCAGGCAGCAGTTGAAGATCGAAGGTTGTATCTCCAGAGATACCGGGCTTCAACACGGTTCCAACGCCCGGAGGATAGTAGTTTCCACCCGTCGATCCTGAATTGCCATCGGACCCCTGCAACATCGTGTCGATGGCGGTACGCTCGACATCAATCAACGAGAAGAATACCGACACCTTCATGCCCGTCCGAATCGCTTCGATGGGCATGGTGCCACCCTCGTTGGTCGTAATTTCTACATACGAGGTTTCCGTTTCGATTCGAAACAGATCGTCGTTGTCGCCCCGACCGAGCGAAGTATAGGTTCCCGTGCCGCTAAGTCGGTATCGAATCGTGTGTGGTCCACAAACTTCGAATGTCGCCATAACTGTCCTCCTTATTTATTCTAACGGGCACCCAGTGCCCACGCGATACCGCGAACGATTTCCTTGCGCCTTTCGCTAGGCATAGCCAAGATAGGTCTTGCGGGCACTGTCACGCCATTCTTGGCATACACATACTCGCCCCGCTTGAGCGCAGATTTCTGTCTCCGTACTGCCCCACGGGTAAATGGAATGAAGTTTGGACCCTTTGTGGTGAACCCGTAGTGCTGATAGATGCCGTACAGGGGCAATCGCAGAAAGATTCGCAAGCCGTTATACATTCGTTCTGTTCGGCTGCTCATGGATCGGAACAGTTGCATGGTGTCCATAAGTGGCTTGCCGCCCTTGCGGTAATGGCTTTGCATCTCATAGACCTCGCCGACTCTGCCGCCACCCTTCTTTCGGCTGCGCTTGCGTCCTTTCTTGGTGCGTATCAGAATCTTGGCACTATCGGCCCAAAGGGGGGCGTAGCCACCCACATCCCGCCCCTTCGTCTCCAGCCGAGTCTGTGCCTGTATGACAAGCATCTCACCGATTTCGGCACGCTGAAGTGCATCAAGCACCTGCTTCCGCAACTTCTTGCGAATGTTCATTGATACGGTCGTGTCTGACGAGAAGGAAAGAACGGGTCATCCGCCGTCATTCCCAACTGCTGTCTAACCAACGAATTCACAATGGACAATTGGGCAACGCCAGCATCGCGATTGCTCGTAATTGCGAACACCCTCTTGCCGTCCCGAATGTCATTCAGAATGCCCGCTGCCCGGTTCGCCTTGGCCTTGACGCTCTCGGGCACATCTCCACCGCGACGCTCAAACAAGTAGCAGAGAGCCAGATCAGCCACAAGTCCCTGCAGAAATGCATTGTTGGCCGTGCCCAGTGTTTCCAGATCAGTCACGGTATAGACATTGCCGATCGTAGCCGCAGCCGCGATCTCCTCGCCACCGCGCAGCAACGCGTATGTAATGACATCGTTGCCGACTAAAGTAGATGCGTCGGTGTTGTCATCCTTCGCCAGTTCCTTGAGCAACCGTTCATCGGCGTAGCGAATGAAGTCTGTGTTCGCGAGCAGTTGATTCATGACTCCTCCAAAGAAAGGGGGCGGCACGGCTTTTCACCGCACCGCCCCTGCTCCCGTTTCCACCCAAACTCAGGCCGCGATGTCGTCGATGAAAAGTCCGCTCAGGGGTGCGGTCAACTCAATAGCA